GCACCACTCAAGACATTTGGTGGTCGTGCTTCTGGTCCAGGTCCGCTCGTTGATCTATTTCAGTTTGCTGTAAAAATCTTTAAGGGTGCTGCTGGTCGTCGTCTGTCTTCGTTAGAATGTCATGACCTAGTGTGTAAGATTGCTGAGATTGTTGTCGTTGGTGGTGTTCGCCGGTCTGCTCTGATTTCACTATCAAACCTATCTGATGACCGTATGCGTGATGCTAAAGCAGGTCAGTGGTGGGAGCAGAATGTCCAACGTGCCTTATCAAACAACTCAGCCTGTTATACTGAACGCCCAGACATTGGTATCTTTATGGATGAGTGGAAGTCTTTGTATGATTCAAAGTCTGGTGAGCGTGGTCTATTCAATCGTGCATCTGCCAGAAAGCAAGTGGAGAAGACAGGTCGCCGTGAAGTAGACCATGAGTTTGGCACCAACCCATGCTCAGAGATTATCTTGCGTGATCGTGAATTCTGTAACCTATCAGAAGTCGTCATCCGTGCTACTGACAGTGTTGCGACACTGAAAGAGAAGGTTCGTCTTGCCACTATCCTTGGTACATTCCAATCCATCCTCACAAGTTTCAAGTATCTCTCAAAGAAGTGGAATGAGAATTGTTCTGAAGAACGGTTGCTTGGTGTATCATTGACAGGCATTATGGATAACGATTTGACTAATGGTCGTCGTGGTATGGAAGAAACTGCTAAGATTTTAGAGGAACTAAAAAGTGTTGCTGTTGAAACAAATAAAGAATGGGCTGCTAAAATTGGCATCCCTCAGAGCGCTTCGGTCACTTGCGTTAAGCCTAGCGGAACTGTTAGTCAACTTGTTGATGCTGCCTCTGGCATTCATGCTAGACATAATCCGTATTATGTACGGACGGTTAGAGGCGATAAGAAAGATCCTCTCGCAATCATGATGGCAGATATGGGTTTCCCATGTGAGGATGATGTTATGAAACCAGACCATACACTTGTGTTCTCGTTTCCTATGAAGTCACCAGACCAAGCGGTGTTTCGTACAGACATGACTGCTATTGAGCAGTTGGAGTTATGGAAAGTATATCAGGACGCTTGGTGTGAACACAAACCATCTGTTACCATCTCAGTCAAAGAAGAAGAATGGATGGATGTTGGTGCGTGGTGTTATAAATACTTCGATTATATGAGTGGTGTATCGTTCTTACCGTTCAGTGACCATACATATAGACAGGCACCGTATCAAGATTGTTCTGAAGAAGAATATAAAGATTTGCTTGACAGTATGCCAAAAAATGTTGATTGGTCTTCACTAACCAACTATGAGTCAACAGATTTGACTCTTGGTGCACAGGAAATGGCATGTGCCGCTGGTGGTTGTGAGATCGTTTAATGGCTTCACCTTGTCAAGCTATATGCGTAATGTCAGATTGCGGAGCACACTGTGTAGGGTGCTACCGCACTCTGGATGAGATTTCCCGTTGGATGACATATACGCAAGAAGAAAAAAAGAATGTTGTCGCTAATATTAAATCAAGACGTAAATTCTTTTTAGGAGGAATAAACAATGGCGGCTGAAACACATACATGCATCGAATGCGGTGCTGAATTTGACATTATACATAATGAGAAAGCAACCGTTGATTTCTGCCCATTCTGTGGTGAAGAACTGATGACTGAGGAAGAACTAGACGAATGGCGTGAAGAAATGTGGGATGAGGACGAAGAAGAATAAATGTACGAGAACCCTTGGATTTACAAGGGCGAGATTTTTGATGAAAATTTAGTTGACAAATACCATGGATTCGTTTATAGTATTACTTGCCCTGATGGTAGAATGTATATAGGTAGAAAGGCGTTTTGGTTCATGCGTAAATTGCGTGGAGCCAAACGCCGTTCTAAAATCGAAAGCGATTGGCGTAAGTATTATGGGTCCAGCGAGATCGTCAAGGAGATGGTAAAAGAACTTGGTGGTGATAACTTCAAGCGTGAGATAATCTCTCTACATATTACTAAGGGCGAAATGAATTATACAGAGGTCAAGGAGCAGTTTCAGAGAAACGTACTTGAATCTGAGCAATATATAAATGATAACATCAATGGTAAATATTTTAAATCGAGGGTGAGTAAATGGACGGAAGTGATAACGTAATTGACTTTTCTTATGAGTGGGTCAAGAGAAATCTTGATGAGATTGAAGAGTATATTAATGACGGTGGTGAAAAGGTTGTTATAGGTTTTTATGAGGGTATGAAGGTGAGACTCACCTATGGCGAATAATGTAATTGATTTTGTCAAAGCCAAAGAGCGTAAAGAGGCAATGGAATGGATTGATAAAATGTTTGAAGAGATGGACCAGCAAGAAGAGTGGGATCGTCTGCTGACTAGTAAAGACCTGTATGATTATACGCAAAATGATGATGATAGGAAGTAATAATGTATTCTGATTTTGTACATCGTAATGAATTATTTGATTTGCTTGAAAATCGTGGCGACTATAATAAGGATAATATGGACCAACTAGAGAAGATCGCTAGTAATCCAGATATCCACCACAAAGAGTTTGTGAAGACACTCCATAAAATATTTCCGTTCGAGAAGAATCCTTGGATCTACACAAATCACAAAGCATTGAACAGACCACCATTTAATGAGATGTACCCTGCTTCTCGTGGGCTACATGCGTTTCGTCGCTACTTTTCACAGATGGCACATCAGCATCGTGCCAAGAATGGTAACAAGAAGTTTGATAGAGAGGGTCTTGTTATCATGGAAAAGTTTGCGAATGCTCGTTGGTTAAAAGGTGCTAGAGAAGAACTAGAAGCGTTCCCAGTTGGTGTCAACAAACAACCACACAACATTCTTACTCAAAACAAAGACGTTGCTTCAACGCTAAATAAAATTTCAGAGAAGTCATACGACCATATTGTCAAATGCCTGGGCGGAGAAACAGAAGAGATTCGTAAGAAGTTTGAGCAAAACACATTCGCACAACGAGTCTATAACAAACCAGGAGATGGTGACCACCAGAAACTAGCACACGCAGACACCTTCTTTCCTGCTATCAAGTGGTGGTGGTTTCCTGATGAGGTCAAGTTAGAGCATGGTCCATTTCATTACGCAAAAGGTAGTTGCTATCCAACAGATACATACTTAGATTGGATTTTTCACGAGTCTATGAATATCATTGAGGGTAAGTATCCTAAGTGGAAGGGTAAAGACCACATGGAAGGTTCTTATCGTGTCAGTGAAGAAGAGTTGATTGCCATGGAATTTGAGCTAGAACCCATTACGGTTAAGGCTAATACGCTTGTAATCGCTAATGTTGCTGGGTTTCATAGTCGTGGTGAGGTTAAGGAAGAATACACAAGGAATGCTATACACGGTAGCATTCGTATTGACAAACCTTTTGAGTGGAATTAAAAATGATTGAGATTAGATCTAAAGTCAATAACCGTTTGCTTCACATGGTATATCGTGCAGACGACTTAACAGAACAGCGAGAAGACGTTGCGCCTGAAAACCAGTTCATTCAGGTGTCTGCCCTTAATCTACAAGCAGGTAAGACCTTCCGCCCTCATAGACATATTTGGAAAGATGCGCCACGGGATAAGGTTGTTGCACAGGAATCTTGGTGTATTATGAAGGGTCGGGTCATTGGTCATTTTTATGATTTGAACGATGAACTATTAGACGAAATCGAATTGAATGAGGGTGATATTTCATTGACATTCGAGGGTGGTCACACATATACTATTCTAGACGATGCAAAGGTATATGAGTACAAAACAGGTCCATATCAAGGTGTAGAACTAGACAAAGTATTTTTAAATGATTAGTATTCCAGTCAGAGGTGGTCTAGGTACACAGATATTATCTCTGTATGCTGGATATGCCCTCGCAGAAGAAACGGGCGAAACTATCGGTGAGGTAGTTTTCAACTCAGGCGGTTATCCACCAGAAGCACTTGCTAATGGTGATATCGACCGTGTGTATTTTGACGATCTGCTAGAGTTTGCTGATAGACCAAATATCATCTCTAAACCAGGAACCCAGAAGACCTCGGCATTTCATGAGCCTAATCTATCTCTGCTATTCAAGCACTGGGACAAATTACAAGAGAAGGTCTGGTTGAAGTTACAATTCGTCAAGTCAGCAAGAGAGTTGATTCACATTCGACAGGGTGATAGGACGCTGGTCCCTATAGATATGTTTGACCAGTTGGTAGAGCAAAAACCATATGCTAAAATAATCAGTGACCGGACATGGGTATATGAAAGATATAATGCACTGCAATCGTTTGACGTTAT